CCCACCATGCTCGACGAAGAGCTTGATGCGGGCCTTTTGTCTCGCTAGCTCCATCCTCATGAGGTTGGAGCACATGGTGTTGATCGTCCGGCGGGAGACCCCCATTGACCACACATGCTCGATCATGGTCTTCGCGCTGGCAAACTTGAGGAGAAACCTCTCCTGGTGAGCAGGAATGGAGCACTCATAGATAGCGCTCGCGAGCTTCGGATCCAGTCGATCTCCCGAGGAGAAGGAAGTCACGTAGTGTCTCTTCCATTCATCCACCTCCGGGCTGAAGAGAGCTCGCACAAACTGGTTCCTCGCATTGTCTCGGATAGAGACTTTCAGATAGGTTTGGAGCTTCAGCGTCGGGGATGGTAGGGACACTCGGGCTAGCGAGTAGGGATCCGTGACGAGGAGACCGTACGGAGGCGGATCTGCTATCGGGAAATCCGCGAGACGCCTCATCACGAGACTGAGCGGAGGATCGTACCGCTGGGTGAAGAGAAGCAGCCCGCAGAAACCGGAGATGAGGTCAGACTCTGCCCGAAGGAACATGTTGTGAAGATGGATGATCGGAAATCCACCGAAGGCAGAGGGGACTAGGAGAAGGGCGGTCAGCTCTTTGTCCGAGAGTACCTGGAACTCCTGCTTGTTCGCCGCGATTTTCTCCCTGGTCGCTATGCCCCTGTTCTTGTCGTACAACAGGATGTGGAGAGCCGACCATACGAGCGCAACAGCCAGCGAAGCCAGCGGATTCAGCCCGTAAGAAGAGGAGCTATGCGCGTTGCTGAAAGCGGCTCCGACCAGATCATCGAGGGAGAACATGAAGCTGTTGTTCGCTCCGTATGTCTTCTGGATCTGGCGGTACGAGGACGGCAGGGCCACCTCCTGGCAGTAGAGCTTCTTGGAGAAGGCAAAGATCGACTCGGACGCGTACGACTCGAGCTTCTTGATCTTGTGGCCGAAGAGAGCCAGACCGTCGACGAGCCATTTCTTGATCTTCTCGCAGATGACTGAAGGAGTGTTGACAGCATTTATCTCAGTCTTTGGAACCTCGAACCTCACTCTAACGTCATCACCCTTGATGATCATCATGTAGGCGTT